TGGATCATAAATCCAATCAACATTTTCCATGATACCCTTCACAAAAGCGTCGGGAGCTGATGGATCTGCAACAATATCAGCAGCAGTAGCCAAACGGAAGTCATCTTGAACTTCCATAATACCTTGTTTATTAGGCTTCAGTGAACCTAAACCACGGGATGAAACACCTAGATTTGCACCAGACTTTAGTAGTCCTTTGGCAATATTACCCATAGGTGTGTCTGTAAGTTTAGCCTTACCGATGAAGTTATCACCATCACGTTTTAGTTCTGTAATCATATGGGAGACTCTATCAAGATTGATCTGTGGACCAGCTGGATGACCAAGTTCACCATATGCTCTATTGTTTTTTACAATCTCATTCATGTAACGGTTAACTTCTTGTTCCATGACACTCATGGGATAGACTCTACCGTTTTTATTCTTTTTATTTGCTTGCAGGAATACACCGTGAATGTAATGATCTTTTTCACCGGTTTCTCTAGCTTCAGTAATGAACTCTAGTTCGTCGATTTGTTCTACAATGAGTTTCATTTTAGCCTCTGTAAGCAGCAGATGTTACTTGAATTGTAGCATTAGATGAAATCAAATCAGTAGGTGCTTTTTGAACAAAGATATATTGACCTGCTGGAAGAACAAATGAAGCATATTGAGTAGTAGAGTTTGAATAAAGATTTACTTGAGCAGCAGTAGCGGCAGAGACATAAAGTACCGTTGATCCATTTACGGTATTTTGTGTAGTAACTGCAATAGCATTTGCTGATGGTTTAATGATATTCATTATACATTTACTCCGGTATTTACATCGACATTCATATTGGGAAATGTCATTGGTGTATCCATTGGAGCAGTTTGTTCTTTTTCTGGTTTATCATGGTTACCATAGACCATATAATCATGTACTGCGGTTACATTATCCTTAGCAACTGCAATCTTGGCTTGAACCCAGGGTTCTACAACTTGATCATCGGAAAGGAACATTGCTAGAACAAGAGCTTTATTTGCAAGTGCACGAAGTTGTGTCTTTGCCATTTCAGCAGATTCATCATCATTTGAGCCAAGTAGAGGTGCAACTAGTGATTCATCCACTTTATGTGAATAAGTAAATTTAACGTTAGTGCCATAATTTTTAGCTACAAATTTAGCAGCCTTATTAGTAGCAGTTCTTCTATCACCAGGAACTGTAATCTTTAGTCGATCTGGTTTAGGTTTATTTCCTATAGGTTCTGATGTTTTGCCATCATTTTCAGGATCAACCATTTTATGAAGTCTGGTATCTAATGAAGGCATATGAACATGAAAAACATGTTTCTCTTCATTTATTTTTTTATCTTTTTCTTTTAAAGTTTTTTGTTCCATGCATGAAGCATTTTCATGGACAGGACAGTATTTACCAGCCTCAGTCATATTGCATTTTGTTGATTCTTCAAATGCTTTTGCAGCGGATCTATATCTATCAGCCTGTGCTTTGTGGTGTTGAACATCACTTTTGCTTTTTACATGTGTAGCAAACTTGCTATGGTAATCTGCCATGTGCATATATTGAGCTTGTTTATTACCAGCTTTTTCTGCTTTTTTAGCAGCAACCAATGAATCCATACGATCGTTGACTTGTTTTACAGTAGCTTCTTCAAGAGATTCGTAGACTTTTTCTGATTCATCTTCATCATAGCCGTGTTTATTTTCAGATGCTTTATCTAGGACATACTTTGTAGTGCCCTTATAAACATCATCTTCATTACCTACACGATCGGCATGCTTTTCAGTCTTGTGCTTTGCTACAAAGTCTTGGTCACCTTTAGACTTAGGTGCGTAATCCACACCAGGTCTTTTACCAGTAGAACCTGGTTCTATCTTAGATGTTTTGACACCTTTGAGGATGTCACTCAGTGGTTTCGCCATCTTCTTCGTCCTCTAAATCTTCTAGTTCTTGCTGATCAGCACCGAACATACTTTGAGCTATTTCAACTTTTTTGGCATCAACAGCAGAAGCTATTCTGGATGCAATAACATCATTAAATGCTGCTTCAAATTCAGCTGGTTTTTGATTAATACTGTATGTAATTAAATCACTAATATCTGGCATTATTTATCCCCACCTTTATTTCTAGCTAAAATTTGTATAGCTGATCTATATTTTGCTTCATCTTGTATGGATCGTTTTGAGAGTTTACTTAAACGATCCACAGTTTTTTGTGCTTCAACTACTTTATCTTGATCATCTGAAGCACCATCATCTTGTGGTGCTGGTGCTTGCCCTTGGTCATCACCAGGTTGAGTAAAATTATCTGCACCGGGTTCAAGTTGACTCATATTCCAACGAGGATCTTTTTCTTCCTCTGCAATTTCTTCATCCATTTCTTCAATCTGATCGTCGGATTGCTTAAATACATTCTTTCTTACATATTCATGTGAGAAGTATTTACCAATAAGTTGATTCTGATCAAATGCAGAGTAAAGTTGAAGTCTATTCTGCATAACGTCGGCATCTTTTAGTTCGGTAAAGTAGTTATCTCTAGCAAAGTCATATTTGATATCTGGAGCAATATTTTGCCAATCTTCAATTGACATTAGACCTTTGAGTACTAGTTGCTTTTCAAGTAGTGCAGTAAATAGATGTGAAAATCTACCTCTAAGTCTGTTTACAAACTTGGAAAACTTAACTTCATCACGAGTAACTTCTGTGGCTCGACCGATTGAAAATAGAGCATCTGAGTTAAGTCTATTGACTGGTACGTTTAGTGTACCATATAGTTTCTTTTGGAAGTATAGAACGTCGTCCATTTCGCCAAGAGTTTGTCCACCGGGTAGTGTGGTGACTTCTGTTCCCTTACCACCTTCTCTTCTTGGTAGCCAATAGTCCTCTAACATAGTCATGAACTTGCGATCGTCACGAACTTCACCAGAAGCAGCATCATAGATCAGTCTATTCTTATGCTTAATCATGATATCACGTACGTATTGCTCTGCTTTCATTTTTGGTAGATTACCTACGTCAATGTACCAAATTCTTCTTTCTGGTGCACGAGCTAGTCTGTAGATGACTAGAGCATCTTCAAGTGTTCTGAGCTGATTAAGTGCTTTGATTGCTTTATGAAGATATGAGAGAACCATGGTTCCCTGTGTATCTGTAAGCCCTGAGGTTACATGAACAATAGAGTCTTTGGCAATCTTTAGACCAGCAGTTGTTGGTCCTACAACTTTATTACCGTAGTTAAAACCTTTATCATTAAAGATAAAGTATTCATTTTGTACTCTGGGAATGACTGCATCACTACTAATTCCACCAGGTACTTTTCTTTTACCTACTTCACGTACTTTTCTGATTTTTCTTGGATCAACATATCTAAGTTCTTTGATACCAGCCTTAACATCTTTTTCATCTATTAAAATGTGGTAATAAAGTCTGCCATCAATATACCATCTACGGTAGATTTCATAGGCTCTTTTTTGAAAGTTTAGGATATTGAGGATATTTTTAAACTCATCACGAATAACTTTCTTGATTTTATCCGTAACTTCAAGATTATCAAGAATGATATTCACAATATCATCCTCATCAATAGAAATAGATTCGTTGACAATTTCATCTACTGCGGCATCAATCTCGGGTTGAAGTGCCATTTCTCTATATTTTGTAACTAATTCGGCTTCGGTGCGGACAGTTCCATCAAGATCTATATACGTCCCATATGCACCGCCAGCCGCAACAATAACTGCCCCGTCATCTACTTCCTTAGGGGCAAATGAAGGAGCAATATCATTCGGCGTGGTGCGGACAAATTCAAAACCAAAAAGACGCATATGTATACTTTCTTGAATCAGTTACAGAATATAGAGTGGGGAAGTTTCCCTCCCCACCTAATATTATAGTATTGCTGGATATCCGTCTATTGATGCAGATTGCCAATAATCATAGGCAAATGTAACATTGAAAGTTTGGATAGTGTTTGTTGCATCCCAATCTAGATCCATAGCTGAAATTTCCAATGGAAACAAACCAATGAAATTATATGCACTGATAGGAGCTCCACCGTTCTTAGCATATTGAAAAACCTGAGCATCTCTAGTTTTATATTCATTAGAAATTGCTGTTTTTAAATTTTCCTCATAATTATTAATAATATTTGACCATTGTTCAAACATTTTTCTCACAATAAAATCTTCATCATTCATAACTGTTACTGACCAATCAGCAAATGTTCTATCACCAGCAAGTTTAATTTTTCTACCAAAATATGGAACTTCAACTGGTGCAATTGTAGCTGCTGGTATTGAAGATGCTCTACAGGTAAATCTTAATTTATCGGTTACACCAAGATCTGATACGCCGTCTGGTACCGTCATAATTACTTCAAATAAGGAAGGGCGAGCCCCTCCAAATTGAAGTCCATTTGTCTTAAAAGTATTAATATTAAATGGCATTTTTAACTCCTTTTTCTTTTATTTATTATGAGCGACCAATGATTGTATTGAACTCTACACCAGTTCTAACAGCCACAAAGTTTAGCTGGATAAAGTTAATAGAACGTACTGGTTTAACGTAAATATCACCACGGAATTCATTGCGGTCGATCACTTCAGGAGTATTATTTGTTGTATCACACACCACTAGGAAGTCAGTGATACCTCTACGTCCCTGAACTTCACGTAGATAAGGATTTACAATATTTCTGAATTGAGTTCTTGTGAAATCATCGTTGAACTCAAATAGAGTTGTCTTAGCAACTTGAGAGATTGCTTTTTCTAGAACAATGAATAGTCTGCGAACATTGATTCTATCAAATGCGGAAGGCTTGGATGTAGCAGTTCTGTCACCGTAAAGGATTGTTCCTTGTCCGGAGAAAGATACCACTGGGTTAATAGCGTTGGTGTAAAGAAGATCACGTTCAGCTTGGTTTGGATTGAAACGAAGCTTTACTACGTTCTTGATTTGACCACGAGTTAGACCAGCAGGAGACCACCATGCATCATTTGTTTGATCGGTACGAGCGCATAGACCAGCAATATCACCATTTAGTGGTACATAGCGGTATACGTCGTTATAGCGATCATACATGTACTTATAACCGGAGTCAAGTACTGCATAAGTTGTATCTGTAACGGCACCTCTCCAGTTGACAATGGATTGTGCTTCAGCACCTACATTTGAAGTAACCAGAGCATCATCTGGTGAAGCAAAGACAATGCAATCTTTACGTACTGTAGCAATATTGTCGATTAAGTAATTTGCAAGTTGGAACTTGGAAACGGTTTGTCCATTTACAGTTGTGGATCCACCAACAGGTTTACCAGTAATGATTAGACCAATATCAACCGCTTCAGCTGATTTATAAAGATCATAAGCAGAAGCAAGAACACCTAGAGGTACATCACCTTCTGAATAACCATCTTGACCACCAGCAAAGTCCAGACGAACTGGCTTAGCATTGGAAGAAGAAGCTACAAGAGCAGCAGTGGCTGATGTTGCACCTGTACGATCATTTGCCCACCAAACATAAGCAGATTTGGTATTAATGACTGACTTGTAGTAATTTGCGGAACCATCAGAGTTCTTTGCATCAGTAGCACGTGATAGACCTTGATAGACTTCTAGAATTTGACCAGGTACACCTGTAAATTTACCATCTTGATCTGTTACAACTACGTGAACAGTATCCACAGCAGAGGAATTTCCGGAAGCAGCTACATATTCAGAGGTTGTAGGTGCACCAGAAACTAGACCATGATGTTCCCAATAACGAGAAACACCAACAACAGTGTTACTACCGTTTACTGTAGTATTTGCTACATAATCTGTTGCAAGTGTATACTTGTCTAGGAAAGATAGAGTAAAGGATGCAAGATTTGCTGTAGCGTTAGAGCTTGGTGTACCAATAGCAGAGATAGTAAGATATTGTGTACCGATAGAAGCATTACCAACCTTAATAGCATCACCTACTGAGAAAGCCGCAGCAATGGTATTTGCATAGGTATTTGCAGCTGCAAGAACATCGTCTGATTTAAATGATAGAGTAGCTGTATTTGTTCCAATAGAAATACTAAATGAACCAGTAATACTATTGCTGCTTTCATCACCTACTAGATCTAGTGTAGAGTTAAATGCATTTGCGCTATCGCAAACTGAAACTCTAAGTGAATTACCAAGATCACCAGGATACTTAGCAACATAAAGAGTACCAGAATCAAAGCCTGCACGTGCATCGTAGTCTGCTTGATTCTTTACTACACAATTTGCAACGTTAGCTGTATCTGTATTTGCTACTGAATTAAGTGCAGCATTTGCACCTGCAACTGTAGTATTTGCAGCACGAACAACATAAAGAGCTGAAGCATAGCTAAGATAGCTAGCAGCAGTCAAGAATGTTTCTGGGTTAAGAGAAGTTGGCTTACCGAAGCGAGCCACCAGATTGTTTTCATTTGAGATGAGAACTCTCTCACCTACTGGACCCCAGCGGAATACACCCGCAAAGGCAGCTGTAGAGGTGGAAACGCCTGGAACAACCGTAGTAAGGTCGATTTCAGAAACATTTACACCGGGACTTACTAGTACCGCCATAGTTTTCTCCTTTCAAGAGATGTTGTTATTATCAATATATTTATAAAATAGCCGATTTTATTGATAGGACGGCATAGTAAAGTACATTCAAGATCGCTATCAAATCCAACTAACCTTATTTATAAAAAGTCATTCTCTGGAGTATTGAACCACCCTCTAGATGGTTTTTCTAGTATTTCATGTACTGATTCACCATGATCCACAAAACCAAATGGTGAAAGATCATTCTCTATTTCTTCTTCAGATTTTTCACGAAGTCTAGCCAAAGTATTGATATCTGTAATGTCTTTAAAGAATGTCTGATCGGATAACCATGCAAAAAGAACCAGACCCATGACCATATCGTCATGATTACCTGGTTCGGCTTCATACGACACACCTTTCTTAGAAAAAGTAGATAGTTCTGAGATAGTGTG